GACGGCTGACTCAGTAGCTCGGACTGTGATGTTGTGGGGGCGTGAGCTCCTACACTACACAGAAGTGAAGAATTCGGGAGGTTTCCACGAATTACTTACCCCTGTGGCTCGACAACTCCAGCGCCTCATTAAGCATAACGGGCAGATGGCCGCAATAAAGCATTTGAAAGTTGCTTTATTCGTCCTCTACTCGTTTATGTCAGGAAACCCTATCACGTGTACCCTTTCCTTAGGTTGGGGTATTCGTCTTACGTCAGGTCTTCCTGCGTACTGGCCAAGGACTCTGAGAGATATGATAAGGAGTAACAATCTCCCCGTAATACGGGTTATTGCCTCCCTATTAAATATATACCGGGCGATGGATGCGAAGCATCCGCCGCTCGATGTATCATCAATCATCAGTCCCCACCCGGTACTCGAGAATACCAAAACGTTCGTTGAATACCAGAAATTTTGTTCGGAGATTTTCCCTAAACTAATTTCAAAACATTTTGAAGGTGGCAAACTGCCGCCATTTCAATATGAGTCAGCCTTCGGATTACTTGTTCGATCAGCTGGTGCCAATGTTTCAGGGCCTTCCATAACTGGCGCCATTTTGGACGCTCAGGCATGGAATGCGGCCCCCCGGAACTATGTTCTGGAGTGGTTCCGGCTTCACCGTGATGCTCTCATGGCGCAATTAGTAGAGGCCCTCAGTATAGAAAACTTCTCTACTGAGGAACTCATGCTGGATCAGTCTGATCCGCATGGGGTCACTGCTAATTCGCTTCTGATGGCAACTCGGGTAACGCCGGCCTCAAAACGTGGCGAGCCGATCTTAAGTAGGTTACACACGATAGATGAACCTGCTGGAAAAGTAAGAGTGGTGGCGATCTGTGATTATTTTACCCAAGCTGCGCTCAAACCTGTGCACGAGCATCTCTTCTCCCTACTCAAAGTGTTATCGTCTAATGACGCAACATTCGATCAGGATGGAGTTACTCAAGCATATTTCCAACGCGGACTTAGTCCGCATTGGTCTTTCGATTTGAAAACAGCAACAGACTCAATCCCGTTAGCACTTTATAAAGAGGTGCTTCTTCCTTTCCTTTCGTCGAAAGATGAGGACCCTGGTGTCACCAGGGAGAGAGTGAATCTGTGGGCTTCAATTCTCACGGATCGCGACTTTTACCTTCCAGTTAATGAGTCAGAAGATAAGGTTCCAAAGGTGGTTCGGTATGGTACCGGACAACCGATGGGGGCCCTATCCTCCTGG